AGAAAGAAGAACTCCCTTCGCTCCCGACAAAAAAAACCGCATTCTGACGCTGCCAATGGGGTTTTTTGTCGTCTGATGGCCCGTCTTGTCAAAAAAACGCCCATGTGTAAAGACGTCGCCGACATTTGCATTGAGTACGCCAATGCCGTTATTGACGGTCGCGTGGTCGCTGGCAAATGGATTTACGCGGCCTGCTCACGCTTCCTGCGCGACCTCGAGCGCTCGGATTTGGAAATGGATTGGAAGGCGGCGCAAGACTGCGTGTCTTTCTACAACAGGCTCACGCTTGTCGGCGAAGACAGCGGCAAGCCGTTCTTGCTGCACCCGTGGCAGCAGTTCGCCGTGGCAAACCTGATCGGCTGGCGCAAAGACGGGCGCAAACGCTTTACGCTTGGCCTGATGCAGGTCGCGCGTGGCAACGGAAAGACCACGTTGCTTGCAGGGCTTGGCCTGTATGACTTTGCAAACGGTGCAGGCAAGCGGGTGCACGTGCTTGCTAACAAGGTCGAGCAAGCGCAAATCCTGATCGAAACCGCTCGCGTGATGGCGAAGCGGCTCGACGAACTCGACATCAAGGTTCTGCACGATTCGATTCACCGTGACGATGCAGACTGCGAGATGTCGGCGTTGAGCTCGAAGGCATCGAGCCTTGACGGTCTAAATCCGTCGCTGTGGATCGCCGACGAAGCCGCCGAGTACAAGGGCTTGATTCTCAACAAGCTCATCACCACAGGCATGAAGCGTAAAGACACGCTCGGCGTGGTGATCAGCACGCCAGGCAGCAACACCGAAACGCACTACGAAGTCTTGTGCGAGCACGCGCGTGCGGTGCTTTCAGGCGAAGCCGAAGACGATGCGATGTTCGCTTTGCTGTACGGCATTGACCCAAACGACGAGATTGGCGACGAGAGCGCGTGGCCAAAGGCAAACCCCGGCATGTTGCACGGCCAGCCCGATCCTGCAAGCCTGCGACGCCAGTGGGGCTCAATGAAACGCGACCACGTGCAGCGTGCCGAGTTCTGTCGGTATCATTGCGCACGGCTCAACGACGATGTCGGCGGCTGGCTCGACATGTCGCATTGGCCTGGCGGCGCTCAAGTCGATTGGCCGTCCCTGCGGAAGCGTCCTGCTTGGGTTGGCATTGACTTGAGCAAGTCGCTTGACATGTCCGCCGTGGTTGTGGCCGTCCCGCTTGACGATGGCCGCGTGGCGCTCCGCGGTCATTATTGGTGGCCGCGTGCCGACGTGGCACAGCGCGAGCTCGACTACCGCATGCCAATTCGCCGATGGGCCGAAGAAGGCAAAATCGTATTGACGCCGGGCGCTGAAATCAATCACGAAGCGATTGCCGCTCGCGTGGTAGAAATCTGCGAGGAGTTCGACGTTCGCTTAGTCGGCTATGACCGATGGGGTGCGACGTATTTGGCTGAACGTCTTGCCGAGCACGGCGCACCGATTCAGGCGTACAGCATGGGTAGCAGCACCTTCGCACCTGGGTGCCAGCTATTTCAGAATCTGTGGGTCGGGAAGAAACTTGTTGTAGGCGACGATCCAATTTTACGCCGAGCGTGCGCTGAGGCCGTACCGAAACGCGGCATGTCCGGTTACGTTCGACCCGAGAAGAGCCGCGAGCATTGCGTGATTGACCCGCTCGTTGCCTCAATCATGGCTGTCCACTGTTGGGGAGGAAAACGCAGCAGTTGTTATGAATCCGAGGTTTAGTCCGAGACACGCGCGGGTTTACTTGTCGCAATGCGCAACATGTTGCGCAGTCTTGTACAACGCTGGCTTGGCCACTGGGGCACGCATAGTGTCATCCTGCCGACATCATTCGATGTCGCGGGCATGCCAACAATTACACCAGGCACCGCGCTTGCCTATACGCCTGTGTATCGCGCTGCGTCGTTAATTGCCAACGATATTGCACGTGTGCCGTTTACGGCATCAAACGACATTGTTGCACGCTTGCTTGCGCAACCGAACCGCTGGCAGAACGGTTACGAGTTTCGACGCTCGCTCACAATGCAAGCGCTGCTTTACGGCAACGCGTTTGCGGTGATCAATCGCACGGTTGGCGGTGACTTGCTTGAGCTGCTTCCGCTTGACATCGAAAGCGTTTCGCTTGACCTGACGAAGTCAGAGCCGATGTACCGTACTAGGCAATACGGCGACGTTCCGATGTCTTCAATGCTGCACGTCAAAGCCATCGGGCTTGATGGGCTTTGGGGTGAATCTCCAGTTCGATTGTGCCGCACGTCGCTTCAAGTGCTCGCTGCGCAAGAGCAAGCGCAACTTGAAGTGATGAAGAATGCAGGCAATCCGAAGCTTGCGTTTGTGCATCCAGGCCCATTGAGCGAAGCAGCACGGCAATCAATCAGCGAGAAGTTTCTACAGCATCACGCAGGCGCAGAGAACGCAGGCAAGCCGCTTGTGCTTGCGGAAGGCATGCGCGTCGAGCGCATCAGCAGCACGCTTGAAGATTCGGGAATCAACGCAGCGCGATCTTACAGCATTGAGGACGTAAGCCGCATTTACGGTGTTCCTGCACACATGCTTGGCCAAGCGTCAAGCGGTAGCGCTTACGGCTCGCTTGAGTGGATGGGCCGAACCTATCACGATGCGTGTCTCTCGCATTGGTTTGCAGCGTGGAGTTCAGAAGTAGTTTCAAAGCTTCTTCCGTTTGGATCACTGACATTCGACGTTGATTCGATCATTCGTCCGTCGCTCGCTGAGCAAATGGCAGCGCTTCGCACTGGCGTGGAGTCCGGTGTCATCACTCGCAATGAAGCGCGTGATTGGCTTGACCTTGCACCGCTTCCGGGCCTTGATGAACCAATCGTTGCCAAGAACATGGGTACTGGCGGTGGTAGTACGAACCTCGGTAGCGATACAAGCGAGGAAGCGGGGAGCGTTAATGACTTCGCTTGAACGTCGCAGCATCACCGTTGCAGCGCCAGCAGGCCGCACGCTCGCAGGGCTTGCTATTCCGTACGGCAAGTGGTCGCGCGAGATCAGCGAACCGTTTGCACCACAGTTTCGAGAGCGCATATCGCGTGGCGCTTTCGGTGACTTGGCAGGCGCAGACATCAAACTGCTGTTCAACCACGACGCGAGCGCGTTGCTTGCTCGCACGCGAAGTGGCACGTTGTCGTTGACCGACACCGCTGCAGGGCTTCGCTTCTCTGCTGAACTCGCCGACACAAGCATTGGTCGCGACGTTCGAGCGCTGCTTGAGCGGGGTGACTTGAGCGGTGAGATGTCGTTTGGTTTCTACGTCGACCGCGACGAGTGGAACCCACGACGAACGGAACGCACCGTAACTGCTGCGCGACTCGTTGAGTTGAGCGTGGTGGTTGATGCTGCGTACGGCGACAAAACTAATTCGAGCCTGCGTGATGTTCACGCGGCAGCAATCGAAGCCGCGCGTCTGCGGCTCGAAGTTCACAAGCACAGGATGCACCATGTCTGACGAGTTGACCAATATCGAAAACACCGTTCACGAGTACCGCAAGACCCTTGACCGATTCAGCGCTCGAACTGGTGCAGCAACGCACCATGTTGAGATTCGCGGCAGCGGCGAAGAGCGCGAAAAGATTGCGCGCATCGATGCAGACCTTGATGCAGTCGAGCGTGCTGCGCAGGATCGTGCAGCGCTCCGCGCAGCAAATGAGCGCATCGCGCAGCTCGAGGCCGAGCGCTCGCAGCCACAGTTCCGCGCTGCGCTTCCCGCAAAGCGCGAGGGCGGTCATGACCTTGCATCGCCTGAATACGCCATGCGTTGGTTGAAGGCAGTTGCCAGTGGCAATTCCGCAGAAATGCGCGCACTTTCAACGACTTCAAGCGGAGCGGGAATCCCCACCGACATGGAGCGGCGAATCGTCGAGCGAATGTATCAGGCGAACGTGCTGCGCAGCATTGCGCCAGTGAGCACGATTGACAGCAAGCGCACCATCACTGTTGAAGGCAGTTTGCCGACAACGTCGTTGGTTGCAGAAGCTGGCACCATCACGCCTGCTGATCCAACCTTCGGCACTGCGATTTCGGTGGTGCCGTACAAGTATGTCTGCGCCACAACGATGTCTCAGGAATTCATTGAAGACGCGATTGGACAAGGTGGCATTGGTAGTGGCCTCGATTGGGTTGCGTCGCGCATTGGCCTTTCGCTTGCGTTGAAAATGGAACAAGCGTACACCGTTGGTACTGGATCGTCGCAGCCTGAAGGTATTGCAGGATCGAGTGCAAACACCAAACTTGTAGCGTTGTCGCAAGTCACTGATCTTGGCGGCAACGCAGTCACAACGATTAGCGCAGACAATGTGATCGACACCGTGCACCTCGTTGCACCTCAATACCGCAACTCTTCGCGGTTCCGTTGGCTTGTCTCGGATACCTTCGTTCGCGTCGCGCGCAAATTGAAAAACAGCGTGACTACCAGTGGTGCGACCGAGTACATTTGGACGCAAGCACCCTCAAATTCGCAGACGATGGTCGGTGGTGCACCAGGACTTCTGTACGGCGTGCCGTACTCGGTCGGGCAATACATCCCAACTGCTACCACCAACGGCAATGTCTTCGCGGTAATCGGCGACTTCAACTACTTTGAAATCTTTGACCGAACTGGAATGACTTCGCTTGTGGATCCGTACAGCGCTGCAGTCACGCATCAAGTCACGCTCTACACCTACGCTCGCACAGATTCGCGAATTATGAACGAGAGCGCGTTCGCCGCAATCACTTGCTGATCATCTCTTTTCCGCGCGTGCCTCCTCATGCGCCCTGCCTACTCAGGGGGGAAACCCCCTCAGTAGGTTTTCATGGCCTACGCCCCAATCCCAATTGACGTTCTCAAAACGCGTTTGCGCATTGATGTTGACGCCGACGATGTCATCTTGACTACGCTTTGCATTGCAGCGGGTGAGATGATTGAGAAAGAACTAGGGATCGGTTTGTTGAGCCAAACAAGAACTGCAAAAATTGTTGATTTCAATCGGTTTGTTCCACCAGTTCAACCATGCAGTTCTATCACGTCAGTCACATACACAGATTCGAGCGGTGCAACCATCACCATGCCATCTGCAGATTGGTACGTCGATCAAACACAGGAGATGCTTGCGTTAGAGTTTCTAGCAAAACCTGAGTTCAAAGAAGGCACGTTTCCGACGGTGACATACACGGCAGGTTTTACAACCGTTCCGCACGCGCTACAACAAGCCATCGTCGCAATGGTTGGTGCGTGGTATGCAAACCCCGATGCAACTAGCCCAATTGCGCTTTCAGATGTGCCATTGGCTATGAAATACATTCTGAGCGCTTACAGCCATCGAGGTCCACTCCGATGATTTCAAGCGGAAGGCTTCGATTTCCTGCTGAGGTTTACCGACCTTCTGTTGTTACGGATGATTTAGGAATGCGCACTGGTGCATTTACCTCGGTAAACAAAACTATTAAAGGTGACCCACCTCTATGGGTTGACCTGCGCACAGACTCCGCACAAGAGCAGCAATATGCCGATGGCGTGGCTACCGTCAGGCGTGCAGAAATTCGTTGCAGATGGAATTCCGCACAACGCTTTGGAATAGATGAGACCTACAGAATCCAAGTTCGAGGGCGCACTTTCCGCATAAACGGCATTACCAATCTTGATGAAAAAGACATGGTCGCCGTGATTGAATGCGAGGAGGTTGTATGAGTATCGAAGCAGCCGTTAGAGCAATGCTCATGGCGCACGCTCCGTTGGATATCTATCCAATCACGCACGGCTATCGTCTGCAAGATTCCATTCTTCCTGCTGTTACGTTTGAAGTTGTTAACCACGAACGCTCCGCAACAAAAGATCACTTTTTGGCCTCAGTAGAGGTAACCACTATTGCTGTGGAAACAGCATCGGCGCTTGCAATTGCCGATGATGTTCGCGCAGCGTGCGTTGCGGGTACGTTCTTAATTGGCTTCGACTTCAACGCGGTTCTGTTTCAAGGTAGGACCGTGACACCGCCGACCGTTGGAGAGGGCGACGAACAGCAACCAGCTGAGTGCATCACACGGATTGACATCTACTACAAGGAATAAACATGGCAGCTCGAAGCAGCTCTCTTGCAGCGTTTACTTACGACGCGTCTGCGGCTAGCGGAATCGGAAACATTTCCGTTTCTGCAGAACAAACCATCATTGACACAACAGACATTTCTACTGGTGCGAGAAGTTTCATCCTCGGAAATCGTGGTGTTACTGCGCAAATTGAGATGTTCTATGACCAAGGTGATGCGTGCATGGCAAAAGTCGAAGCAGACGCCAACAGTGGTGCAAATTCAAAAGCGGTAGTGATCACGCTATCTACTGGCATGACGTATACGGGAAGCGCATTCGTGCAAAGCTTCAACGCTACAGCCTCAACAAATGAGGTAATCCGCGCTAGTTTCACGATTCAATTCACTGGAACGGTAACAATTGCATGAGCATTCGAGACGCACTTACATTGAAGAATTGGCGTGGACAATTGAACGGTCAGCCAATCGAATTGACTCGACCGTCCGCACTCGATTTGATTGAAGCCCTTGAGGTAACAGCGAAAAACCCAACACATCTAAGTGCATGGCTTGTCATGCGTCATCTGGTGGAGGATGGCGCGCCAGTGTTTAGTTCTGTTGACGAAGTTTTGCGCTGTGATGCGTTGATGATTCAGAGGGTTTCAGCTTTGATTGAGCAGCTCTACGCTGAAGGCCGGGACTAGGTCAAGCCGCGCGCAAAGTGTTGCGCGTGGCGCAAAACCTAACTACTACTTCTCTTGAGCATCTCAGCGTTGCAGCGCTAAACATAGAGATGGAAATTCCAGACTGGAACGGCATCAAAGATGAACTTAAGCGCCGCAAAACAAGCCGGATACAGAATCCAGTTCCGACCATCGGAAATGGATCTGAAGCGGATTGCAAAGGTAGCAAAGGAACTACCAAAGAATATTCGGAACAAGATTGTCCGCAAGGGGCTTCGAGATTGGGGGGAAGCCGTAAAGCGAACAATGAAGCATCTTGCTTTGCCCAAAGCGGAACGCACAAAACGCGACATAGCAGTCAAAACAAAGACGTATCGGAAAGGCCGGATTTGGTGCGGCGTCGGTGTGCGCAAAGACGGCAATAGAGTTGGGTGGCGCGCACACTTATACGATCAAGGATGGCGACCTTTCAAAAAGGGATTTGTGCGAATTTCTGACGGTGTGGTAGGACCCAAACCAGCACCGAAGTTGATTCGGAATTGGAAGGGCAACCGCAATGCAAGAATTGTTCCCTTTAGCCAAGACAGGGGTTGGCGTAAGGGCATTCGCCGTCGAGAATCTGCATTGGGACCAAGAATCTACAGACGTTTGTTTGTGACCCGTGCAGGGCAAAAACATCAAGAACGCGTCGTGCAGTTCATTGAGGATGCTGTGCAAATTGCTTTGATGGAAGGAGCACGCCGTGCCTAGTCTGCCAAAAGTCCACGTGCCTGTTGTTGTCACAACGCAGGGCGTAGATGATGGGTTAAAAAAAGCCGAAGCAAAGATTCGTGCCAGCGCCAAGCGCATGGAAAAAATACAACCTACTCCAACTAACGCAGTGGTGAAAAGCGCAGCGCAGGGAGCGTTTTCTATTGGTGGGTTTGGTGCTCTCGGCGCGGTAGCAGGCGCTGCCGGACCTGCCGGTATTGCGCTAGCTGGCGCAATTGCACCTATTGCCGCAGCAGGCAAAATAATTTCCGTTATGTCTGAAGTGACCAAGGGTGCTACAGCCGCTTTAGATGACTTCAGAAAGACTGGAATTCAAACCGCAGCCGCGAATGGTCTTTTGCTCGAACGGTTTTCAATCATGGAAAACCAAATTGAGAAGACAACGCGCAGCGGTTTTTTTGAAGGTTTGGTTGGTGCCAGTGCAAACGTGCAAACTGGACGCGCTGGCGGTTTGGCATCGTGGGCGCAACAAATGACTGAGGGATTAACTATTGCAGGCGCGGCCATTGGAGCATTCACATCAGGAAAGTCCCTTGAGCAAATCAAAAACGAAATGGCTTTGAGTGTTGCAAATGAAGGTGGCGCATACCAAATTGGTAGGGCAATTGCTGAACAGGCACGTATTGAGTCTATCGAAGGTGGCAGTGGTGGCATGCTCGGAACCATCGGACAGTTGCTCATTGAAGCAAACTTCAATTTGAAAAACCTTGTGGAGATGGGCAGATGAGCGGAACTGGAAGCATTTACAAATGGAATGACCGTGTTCTAGATCAACGCGAAACTCCTATCGGTAGTGAAAGCGAGATTCTTGTTTCTCGCATCATTACAAAGATCGATGGTTCAGACCTTGACGTAATCAGCGAATACGAAGCAATGATTGCGGATGGCGCGCTAGCAATCCTCGATTACGATGACTATGGCGCAGTCGGATCGTGGCACCAGTTCGCCAGAGCACGCAATCAGCAAGTTCGCAAGCTTGAGGGCGGGAAGGCAGCAGAAGCGCAAATTTCGTTTCGCACGAAATACGTGATCAGTCCATGTAGTGGCGAAACCCCAATCACAATGTTGCCTGCGTCGTTTCAGTTTGTGACCGCATCACGAAACCTAAAACTGCATAGAACCGGTTGGACAACATCACCACCCACAACGTCATCAAATGTCAGTGCCGAGATAGGTGGGCAAAGCGTTACAGGTGCTGATGGCTTTGAAAGCGTGCAGGTTGGCCAAGTCCGTATTCGTTTGCGAGTTACGCAGGACGCAACCGTTGTTCCCATCAGCACCGCAGCATCAACGCTTGTTTCGTATTCAAACACGATTTCTAATGCGACTTTCTGTGGCTTCCCGGCCTACTCGCTGATCTGTGATGGAATTAACACCGAAAAACAAGAGGGTTCAGAGTACTACGACGTAACCTTCGAGTTTCTGTACGACAAGTTCTTCCATTTTGTACAGGTGGCGACACTCGACGCAGATGGTCGGCCCAAAATGACTACTGGCGGTGAGTTGTTAGAAGTTAAGTGGAAGCGTATGAGCCGAACGGCAACGGATTTCAACAACATCTATGCTGGAGACACCGCGCTGAAGAACTATGTTGAAAAGGGTTGGTGGCCTTGCTAAAGCGCCCACAATCACTTTCGCTTGATCGACAGCAGACGGAAATGTCCCGTGCTGCTGACGGACGCCCACAATACGAAACGAGAACCATTGTTCTCGGCGTCATTACTGGATCAACCGTTTTGGACGCATCCAACTACCGTTGGACTTATAGTTGGGAAGAGGCAATCCTTGACAACAATTCAGTGATCGGTGCGCAATCCAAAAGCGCGTACCAATCTACTGCGATCAGTATTTCCGAGCTCAGCAATCGTGCAAGCCACAATTACTACGCCTACGGCGTAGACAAAAACCAGTTGTTTGGATTTCTTCCGGTTGCAATTCCAATTGGAACCTACGTGTTGTTAACGCCATTGCGAAGACTAGATGGCGGTTTGCGATGGGTCATCATTAACACTCAGGCGCTTGACGGAGCATGCCCCGAATGAGAACGGAAAACATTGTCTATTCCAAACTGGCACCGGGCACGCCGCAGACGTTTACCAGTGTTGGTACCTATGTAATCAACACGACATCACAAAATCTGACTGGCAACAACGCAACGATGCGCATCTGGCGTAACGGCGCATCGCCAACAGCATCACCGGACGTAACAGCAACTCAGGCAAGTGGCGTAACGCCAGGGAATGGCGGTTTGATTACGCTTAACTTAGTTACGATTGATTCAGCTTTGGATGCAGTGAGTGCGTCGGAAACGGTGTGGCACTATTCGCTTGAGGTTGTGCACACGGGTATTCCGGTTCACATCTGCTCCGGTTACCTAATTCGCACCCTAAATTGAGGCTTTCATGGCAGCAATATTCCACACCCCAATGTTGATGAACGGAATCAGCGCAAACTGGAAATCACTTCCGACACTGGATGCAGGCATCGACCCGATGCGCCGCGTCATCCTCAAGGCGAGCAATACAGCAACTACACGCGTGGCACACACATTCCGCGTGGGTACATGCACAGCAGGCCAAGCGACTGAGAACGCAGGACAGGTTTATGTAGACGCTGCAGGATCGATGGATCTCGGAGTGGTCAACTACAACAGCATCACCGTGCGAGCGAATGACGGCGCGTCTGCAACCGATCACGCATACATCTATGTGCTTTCTTACGCCATCACCGACGAAGGCCCGCGAGGTGTTTCGTAATGGCTGCAATCTTCAACATTCCATTTGGTGCGAATATCAGCAGTGCTAATTGGGTTGCGTTGCCAGCGCTACCGACTGGCACAGACCCCATGCGCGAGGTAGTAATTACCTCATCAGCGCCGTTCATGTGTGGCACCTGCACCGCAGGCCAAGCGACTCAAGACAGTGGTTGGTTTTTCTTCGACGCTGGCCGACATTCGCTTGGTGTTGTTAACTACAACAAGATCACCGTGCGGATGGTCAGCTCTACATCCAGTGCCACCATTTTCAGCATGTCATTCGCAGCCACAGACAATGGGCCGGAGGGCAACTGATGACTTTTGGTGAACTCGCACAACTGGTCGCACCATTTGTCGCTGTGCTCACCGCGAGCGCGTGGCTGCACGGCACGATTGCGGGCCTTCGCGAAACCATTGCGATGCTCAGTGAGCGTGTGCGATACCTCGAGGCGGAACTAGAACGATTAAGGGGACATCGATGAACAGCCGAAATACAACAGTTGCAGGTGTAGGCGCAATCCTCGTTGCCGTTGGTGGTGTGCTTGTCGCAATGTTTGACGGAGACGCACAGACTGCACCGGATCTCGCAACAGCCATTGCTGCTGTGATTGCAGGCGTGGGGCTGATCCTCGCCAAAGACGAGAAAGCGAAGTGAGCATTGTTGGTGCTATTGTTCGCGAGTTGCTTCTCTGGCTCGAGCGCTTGGCGCGCGGGCGCGGCAAGGCTAAAGACGCTGATTCTGATCGCTCTCGGCTTGTACGTGGTGGCGCTCGGATTCGTGAGTGGCTGCAGTCGCGTAGTGCTCGTCGATAGCGGTAGCCCTGTGCGAATCGGGCCACACGCTCGAGCGCGTGTCTACGCACTGGTGGATGGCGAGTGGCAACTCAGCGACAACGCACCGGAAATTCCGGAAGGTTGGTATTTAGTTCCGCCCGAATTTGTGGAGAATGATTGAGCAACATAAGGCACAAGTGTTGTTGCGCCGACGTTCCAAGTTTGTGTGAACGGCTCTGCTGTAGCACAAGTTACAACGTAAGTAACTTTAGTTTTAACTACATGATGGCTTACACCATCACGGGTACGTTTTGCAATCAACTCTATTGCTTTAAAAGAAACTACAGCATTTCGCTGACGTTTCAAAAGAGTGGCACTATTGTTGTTTCATTGGACACAGCGCAAAGCGGTTCTGCGTGTTGCTACACAGGAACAGGTAACATTCTTGTTACAGGCACAGTGACCGTAGAAGAGATTTTGATTGCAAACAACCAATGCAGTCCACCGGGACCGTTTGTAAACACAAACACGTACACCGTGAATCAAGAAACTTGCTGCTGCATTTCGGCAACGCCGCTTTGTTTACAGTCAGCGCAAACCTGCAGCGGCATTGTTGGTCCAGCGCTTATTCACCAACTAGAAATCGGAGATTTCGTAGTCACGTGCAACCACGAAGGCATTGTTGGTGATTGCGATACGTGTATGTCTCAGTACGGGCCGTATGGGTTGCGTTGTATTGGCGGTAGATTTTCTTGGGCCTCGAACATCGATTGCTTGGATGTAGTCACACCAACTGGTTCTTTGGGTTGGCATTACCCGCAAATTGTTTGTGGGAAAAGCCCATGTTTTAGCAACATAAGTTTGTTGGATGGCGGTCCATTTGCAATACATCTCATCGAAGAATGCTCCGCTGGTGTTGATGACGATTCCTGCACTGATCAAAACGGAGCTAGATTCCTTGACACAAGACCGACCAACATTCCGCAAACCATAGACGATGAATTGTTGGGACCATGTACCAACGTGGATAGTGATTTCGAGCCGTGCTCGACTATCAATATCTCGGTGCAGCAGCAGGGTAATCCGTTAGGGTTTTGGGCCTACACATGAAATGCAGGTTTCACAACGGTTCAGAATGCACCAACACTTTTGCTTTGCCTTTATATGGTGCACGGCCAAGTAAGGGGGTCTGCAAGATTTGCGACCACTACAAAGGGCCAGTCAGAGGTTTAGGAGACGTAATCCACAATGTTGCGCGTTTAACTGGTTTGGAAAAGTTAACCAAGATTTCCGGTAAGCCATGCAACTGCGCAGCCCGCAGAAAGTCGCTAAATGAAAGATTTCCAAGTGGCGATCTAAAGACCCCTTGACGGTACAGCCGATAGGATTATCCTTAGATAATCTCGGCTCAGCCGAAGGAGGCAACAATGCAGCAAAAGCAGATTGATTGGTCGCTCGAGGTTCGAAAATTCGAGCGCAAGTGCGCTTGCCGTTGGATCGGAAACCGTCGCATCAAAGCGTACCGCATCGCATGCACACCGGAGGCATCGCATCACTCGATGCTGTGTGCTAACCGCCGCCGTGAGCAGAGCACTGGGGGTGCAGCGTGAAAGATCACACCAAGTTTAGCGTCGCCGTTGATCGCGAATGGCACCAGTGGCTTATGGAACGCAGCAAGGTCGAATGCAGGCCAGTGAAGGCTATTGCAGCCGACGCACTGCGCGCATATCGCGCTGTGATCGAGCGCCACCAAGCGAAACTCGAGGTGCGCGCATGATTTGGGCTCTCTTTATTGGAGTATTCGTGTTCGTGGCGTGGTGCAAGGGGGTGACCGATGACCGATGACATCGTGGATCGGCTGCGCGCCGCGGGCGAATGCCCGACCCCGCTACGCGCTTATCTTGCTCGCTCCGTCGTGATGCAAGCCGCCGACGAAATCGAACGGCTACGCGCCGATGTGATGTGCCTGAAGCATCAGAATGCGGAGTTTGTTCGCAGCCTAACGATGGCACAAGATGAACGAAACACAGCCGTTGCCGAGCGCGACGAAGCGCGGTGCGATGCGTGTATGACGTGGGCGTGGATGTATCGACCGTCAGAAAACGCAGAAACCGAGGCTCGTAAGGAAGCAAAACGACGCGGCTGGGACTGCTTCAAGAAAGAGGAGGAACAATGAGCGATGATGAAAAGAGACTGGCGCAAAAACTGCGCTCAGACGCGTGGCGTAATTCCGCAGAGGGCTACTTTGAACTGGGTAACGACTCGCAACCCATTGGAGCGCAACGCTCGAGCGACCTACACACGATCAACGACGAGTTGTGGTGGGCGGCAAAAATCAACGAGGCGGCAGACCGCAAATTGGCTGACTTGTTGCGCCGAGCGCAAGCGAGAATTGCGGCGCTCGAAACACTGATCGAGACAATGAAAGCAGCAAAGCGCTGCGAGATTCCGGAGGGTGGCGCATGAATCGCTCAGAGACTGTTGGTGCGATTGCTGCGGCACTGGCAAAGGCGCAAGCCGTCATGCGGAACCCTGCGTTCGACAAGCAGAACAGCGCTTATCAAGGCTTCCGCTACGCATCACTCGCAGCGCACCTAGACGCGATTAGGAACCCGCTGAGTATGCACGGAATTTCCGTAGTGCAGCCAACGGCAGTAGCAGAAGCGGGGAAGGTGCATGTAACCACAATGCTGCTGCACACCAGTGGGGAATGGCTCGCGTCTGAAATCAGCATGCCATGCGGTAACACGGCGCAGGCTGTTGGCTCAGCCTTGACTTACGCCCGTCGGTATTCGCTCGCCGCGTTGGTTGGCATCGTCGGCGAAGACGATGACGATGGCAACGCAGCCACGCAGGCTGCCTCTGAGGCCAAGCCATCGAAGAAAGCCCCTGCGAAGCAGGAACCTGCACCGAACGCCCTACAGCCCGATCAGGCGGAGGAATTCCGCATCCTCAAGGTAGCGCAGAAAACGGCCAAGTCAGGCAGCCCGATCTGGTGGGTCATGCTCGAAGATCGGAACGGCGCAACGCTGAAGGCTTCGACCTTCTCAGAAACCAACGGCGCTGCGCTGCAGATGGCGCAAGGTGGCAGATGCACAGCCGTGCTGAAGGCTGTCAAAGACACAGACTACTTCAGCATCTATTCCTGCGAGGTGAAATCTTGATCCCCCCCTACAACCCCCCCTTGCGGGGGCTTGACAACGCGGGTACGCTCTGCCGCAGCGAAAGCGGAGGTGAGAGCGCGAAGCCTCAGCGAAGCAGTCTCGAGCCGACAGTCTTGCGCAAGAGTCTGAGCGTAAACCCGCTTATGTCTGCGCCCCTCGCTTCGGAGGTTCAAGGATGAGCCTCGACGAAATCGCGGAATTCCACAACAAACGCAACAACCTGTTTGCGAAGCGAGATGGCGCGCCGCTGCAACTTGATCGTGACACGATCAACACGATGGCTGCGGAATTGCCACGCATGGAAGCAGCAGCAGCAACGACGGCGCTGATCACATACCGCGCGGCGAAGCCCTACAAGGGCTTCTGGTGGGGCGACTTTGTGCGCCACTATGCAATAGCACTAGCGCAGCGAGACAAGACAGACAGCCGCTTTGGCGCGGCTGCTGCTTGCTCGCCTGAGGATCACGAGGAACGGAAAGACCGAGATGCGCTCGAAGACCAGCGCAAAGAGATCGAGGCGTACGGCAAGGTACCGATGGACTTCCGCGATAGATGCCGTACTCGGTATGCGGATATGGGGTGGCCCATTGATGACAACAACCGAGCGTGGCGCATGATTGTTCTAAGCGCGTACGCAGGCCACGATGTCGAGCAGTTCCGCATTCACGACAACCCGTTGAGCCCTCGCGCAAAGACTCGAAAGTATGCAGAGGAGATGGATCGCCAAACCATCATTGAGGGCTTGCGCATCGAACTCGAGAGCATGCGCAAAGAGGTCGAATTCCTGCGCAGCATTTCGGATTGATTGGTATAGTTTCGATGTCATTCGGGCGCGGCTAATCCGCGCTAGGCCACACCCCGTCGCCTCACGCGAATAACACGCCATCGCGCGCGCCTGGGTACACGGGCAAGCAACAAACCCTTTCGTAGTGCAAGGCCCGTCCACCCGGCGGGCCTTGTGCTTTAGTTCAAGGTGCTACACTGGTTGCATGGTGAATTCAAGAGCAAAAGGAAAGCGCGGTGAATTAGAAGCAGCGTTGTTGTTAACGCAGATGGGTCTAAAATCGCGTCGCTCAGCTCAGTATTGCGGCAAGGGTGGTGATGCAGATTTAGCTTTAGAGGCAGACTTGCATGTAGAAGTCAAACTCCAAGAGCAAATGCACCCTTACAAGTGGATTGAGCAAGCAATTCGAGATTCAGCAAAGACCAAACGTCGACCACTTGTCTTGTGCAGGCGAACTCGTTCACCTTGGCTAGTGATCATGCAGGCAGACGATTTGATACCTATTAGCAGAGAGGTACTCAATGCCATCCTTCGTGCACAGATTGCCAATACCAATGATTCCGTTCAAGGAACAGAGTCGCAGCGAGAAGCAACGTGAGCGTGGCATACATTGCGGCTGGAAGTGGCGGAAGTTTCGCAACCAGTTGCTTGCGCAACATCCGTTGTGCACGCGGTGCGGCAGGCTTGGCGAGCACGTGCACCACATTGAGCCAAGGCATGCAGCGCCTGAGCGCATGTATGACGCAAGCAATTGCATGGTGCTTTGCAGAGTGTGTCACGATGTCGAGCACGCTTAACATTGGCACGTCCGATTATTAAGAAAATGGGGGGGGGTAAGGCCCAAAAAAGGCCACCTTCGACGTGCCTCCCTTCGCTAGATCGGAAGAGCA